CCACCAGGCCGCGCGCGACCAGGTCGGCGCCCAGCTTCGCGTCGACCACGAAATCTTCACCCTTCTCCCGGTCGCCGGTAGCGCCGGACAGGGTTCCCAGGGCAATAACTTTCATGTTTCACCTCTACGGATTTGGTACGTTTGAACAGAGCAAACGAAGCATGTCGCGCTCGTTGTTCGGCAGCGCGGCTTCGATTAGGTAAGTGGCGGTGATTCCGCCGGACGTGTGCACCAGGCGATTGCCTGCGACAGCGTCCGCGCGCGGTCTGATGCGTATCTCTGCGGTAACCACCGCCTTCAACTGCTCAGCGACTGGCGCGGTCCGCCCTGTGGGCATGGTGATCTCAGCCCAAAGTTTTACGAGCTCCACCCATGACGTGTCGAAGCCGCCCGTTTTGTTTTTCGTCAGAACTGGTTTGAACATGGTGCATCGATGACGCAATGGGCCGGCTCTCATCAGACCCCCATGCCGATACGGTACGGCGCCAGCAACGACTTGCTGGTCAGCGGCAGTTCGGTCGCGATTGTTCCGGTCACAACCTCTTCACGGTTGGCATAGAGGTGACCAAGCTTCAGCAGACATGCAGCTTCAATAGCCTTGTTCACCACCACCCCCCGAGCCGTCCTGGCTACCAACTCCAGCGCTTCAGCGAATATAAACCGCACATCGGCCTCCGCTTCCAATCTCTGAGCGGCGTCCTCAATAGCCTGAGCGGCCAGCATCGAGACGTCATAATCGACCACCGCGATTGCCCTTTGGGTAGGAGCGGCCAACCGCGCGGCGTCCAGGCTGGCCTGATCGGCAAAGAACGAACGATTCATGTACGCCATTGCAGCCGCTTCAGCACCATCCAGCTGGGATTGCACCAAGTCCTGGTCTTCGCTTTCCGCGCGCAAATGCTTCATGGCGAGTTCGATGTCGATCACGCTCATGATTATTTAGCCTTGTTTTTCAGCTCGGGTTTCGGCTTTTGGCTGGCCGCTGGAGCGGCTTTGTTGTCCGTTTCCTTGGCCTGTTTGTTTTCGGGTTCTGGCGCCTGCTTCACGTCGTAATCCTCAATCAAGCCGTTCCGGTGAAGATCCTTTGCGCGGAACTCATCGACGGTAATATCACGGCCTTTCTTCACGTACTCATGACCGTTAAGAAAGCCCTTTTTGGTTTTCACTTCGATATCTGGCATTAGCACACACGCCCGGTCACCCGGGCGCGCTCCTTGGGTGATTGAGGAATTAAGGCGTTGGGTCTTCGAACTCGCCGTGCACGAAGGATTCCGGACGGTACACCGCCAGCGCCAGGCGTTCTTCGGCACGGATGGTGACCATGTTGGTGCGGAAGTTGTCGCCATCTTCGGTCGAAACCTCGACAGCCGCGTCTTCGCGATCGAACACCTGGGCGGCGATGTTCATTGCGCCAACCAGGAACTCGCCTTCAGGGACTGCGTTGCTGTCCACCACCGGCAACTTCCAGAGACGCTGGACACCGCCTTCTTGGACGTTGACCCAGATATAGGAGCCGGTGCTGTCTTTGGTCAGCTCGATATCGGCCCAGTCGACCGGGTTCAGAGCGATGGCGGAAGCGCGGTATTCAGCGACCCGCACTTGCAGGATCGCGCGGCGCAGGGTGTCGATCTTGGTGTCGCCGGCCTTGCGCAGAGATTCGTTGAAAGTGGTGGCTTGCGGGATCAGGCCCAACAGGTTCTGACCAGTGCCGTCACCGGCGAGGATCTGCTCTTCTTCTTTGTACTTCAGGCCATAGATCGCACGGCCGTTGATGTAGCTCTGCAGCAACGGGATATCCGACAGCACCTGTTTCGATGCTTTGAACCAGTGAGCGATGGTTTTGACCGTGGTGGTGACCATGCCGAACGACAGATCGGATTGAGCCTTCAGCGCGCCCTCGCCTGCCTGAGGCGCTGCCATGTTCTGGAAACCGGTCTCTTGCACAAACTCGACGGCGTTGGATGCGGTACGGCCGGGCATGATCAGATCACGGATGGTGAACTGACGCTCTGGATCAGTGATGATCCCAGCAACGCGGGTAGGCTGAATGCCCACGCCTACGCCGCCAGTGCCGGTGGTGGCGCTGGTGATATTGGTGACGGCCTTCAGATTCAGGCGAGCGATACCGCGACCTTTCGTGGTCAGCGCCTGGTAGTCATCCGAGTCGGACAGCTGCTCGCCAACGGATTTTTGCTCAGTTGGGTCGTTCGCGGCGAAGCGGCGAGCCATCTTCTGCTCAATGTCTTGCAGTCGATCCTGCAAACCCAGGCCATCCTTTACCAGGCCGTCGAGAACGGTCTTGGTTTCGGTCAGGATAGTGCCGTGTTCTTTGATTTCCTTGTTGGCTTTCTCGGCGAAAGCCTTGATTTCCTGGTCGCGTTGATCAAGGAGATCATTCACTGCTTTCAGCTGGACCTTGTCGTCGGCATGCTCCTTGCGCTGCATCTGACGGTTTTCGGCGCGAGCCTGGTTGCTCATGGCGTTATGCATGGTGGATCCTCAAAACGAAGGGAGGGACAGTGCGGGGCGTGACTTCAGCGCCTCGACGACTTCAATTGCTGCCAGGTCGCCCGCGGACTCGCTCCGGAGCAGATGTTGCAGGCCGCGGTTGGCAATCACCGCGGACTGTGTCTTCGAGAAGCCTGCCTCGCGCAGGAGCAGCTCAAATTCGGGAAGCGATGGCAGGCCGCCGTGGGCCAGCTTCGACTTGATGGTGTCGGTGCGCGCCTCATCGTTGGCCGGCACCGTCACAATGGAAATTTCCACCAGGTCCAGCTTGGTCAGAGTTCGCACGCCGGTCTTCTCATCGCGATTAGATTCGCGAACGTAGTATCCGATGGAGAGCCCCGTGATAGATCGGGACTTCATGCCGCGCATTGCGATGCGGGCATAGGGGGCATCGGCAAGCCAGAGCTCGCCATCACCGAACAAACCCTTGGTGTCCTCTTTCAGGGTATCCATGGACCAGGAACCTATTGGCTCGGCGGTGCGGTGCTGCCAGAGGACTGGCAAAGACCTGCCTTTCGCCTTGAGTTCGGCGATCGACTCAAGAAACGCCCCGGGCGCCACCACCTCGTTGTAGCTGTCAACGACACCAAACACCGATCCGTAGCCAGAAAAAAGGCCGTCATCGCTAACAGCCTTCACGTCGTAATCAAATGAGCGGTACTTCACCGCCAAGGACTGGTCTTTACGTTTCATTCCTGGTTCCCCTTGGGGGTTTCGTTGAGCCAGTCCAGCAGCGCGGAACGAGCTTGCTGGGCATCACCAGAGCCCTCGCCAAGCTTATCGATCGGCAGCATGTTGGATTGGACGGTGAGCTTCGCCGCGTTACCGCCCATGGGTGCAAGGTTCTCCTTGATCCGGCAGTCGTCGCGGGTATAGATACCGTTTTGTGTCATGGAGCTATAGAACGCGGCGCGAGCCGCGCTATCGGCACGAAGTAAACCCTCTGGGTTGAACTTGGCGTAAAACCGTCGGCGCTCATCGGGCCGCAGCAGGCGGCGATTAATGCTCTGCTCGATGCGCTTCATCCAGGGAAGCAGCGTAAAGCTCAGGAACCCAAGCATCTGCTGTTCCATGCCGGTGCCCCAGCTCGTGCTATTCGACGTGTGGCCCACCATCCAAGGAGGCACACGAAACCACCGGCAGATCTCTTCGACGTTGAAAGCTCGGGTTTGGAGCATTTGGGCATCTTCGGGCGTCATGGAAACCTGCTGATATTTCATGCCAGCCTCCAGCACCATCGTCTTGCCGGTATTCACCGCGCCGGCGAACTTGGCTGCCATGTCCTCTCGGATGTCCTCCCGTTGGGCTTTGTTGAGAATCTGGTCCGTGGACAGAACGCCGCCGAGTTTCATCCCGTTGGCAAACATCTTGCTGGCCGACTCATCGGCAGCCATAGCAGCCCCGAATACATTGCGACCCATGGCAAGCGGGCTCAGGCCGCACATGGGATCGGTCCCGAACCCACGCGTGTGCATCATTTGCTCATCGAGTAGCGTATGAGGCTTGCCCTCGCTGTCGATGAACCGGTATTCGATCGCGCCGTTGCTAGTGCGCCGAGGCGGAGAAACCGACTGAGGGAGGATAAACTCCAACGAAGACAGGTCGCGCCCCACCAAATGAGGCTCATTAAAACTGTTGCCGCTGAGCAGCAAGCTGGCTACCACACATTCCCAGAACTCAACAGGGGTTTGGTCGGCGTTCGGCTGCTCGCTGATCACGCGGTGTACGGGGTGCGAAGTGGCCACCTCTGGCACACCGTTCTTATTTTCGTAAAGTGCGATCGGGAGGGTAGCCAGCGTTTCGGCGATGAGGCGTACGCAAGCCCACACAGTCGACAACTGAAGCGCTGTCTGCTGGCTTACCGTTTTTCCCGACGCGGAATCAGTGCCGTAGTAACCATTCCAGAATGAAACGTCACCAAGGCCAATACGCCGACCTACCCAGCCAGCAAGCGAGGACTTCACAAATCCAGGCTCGGCGGATTTGAATAGGGCCTGGCGCAGGACTGACTTGATAGGTTTATTCACCAGTCAACCCCTTACGGATGAATCCAGCCGCAGCTAAGAAAGAAGCAGCGCAGGCGATGAGTGCCCAGCCGAGACCGACCAAGACAAACACGCCGGCGACAAACAGGCACAGCGCGGCGACGGCCGCCACAATGAAGAGGATCAGGCCAATATCCATGGGTGATTTATCCAACAATGATAGGTTTCGAAAAGAAATCGCTGATGTTGCCGCTGTTGTCATTGGCGAGGATTAGCGCCCTGCCTATAGCCATTATCAGCGCGACAGCGCCGTCGATCTTGTTGTCGTCGCCCTGCTTGATGGGCCGCACGACATCATCGTTACCGGGCATGTGTTTACCGATCACGTTGGCGATACACCAGGTCATTATCGGATGCCCGTCGTGATGGAACCTGCCGGCGGTGATGGCCGCCTCGAGCTCCTTCATAGGGTCGGACATGTTGGTGTAGTTCTGCGTGATCGTGATTGGACTGAAGCCTTCGTCGTCGAGATCGTGGCTGAGGCCGGTTGCGCCGTGCGGGTCGATCGGACACTCTCGGACCGGCGCTTGGTGATTGGCCTCCTTCGTGTTTTCGAAGATTTCGCGGTAATCGATCTCAGCGCCGTCGGTGATTTCCAGATGCTTGGAGTTGATCCAGGCCTGGAAACGCTCGGACATGCGCTTGTTGTCGCTGTCGTACGCAGTGTCATAGGGAACCCAGAACTTGGGGGCCACACTGTAATAGTGCGTCTTGCCGTCGATGACTCGCCAAAACAGGCGCGACCTTGAGTTCATGTCCAACTTGCGCGCCAGGTCGAAGCCTGCAATCCACTCCTGCCCCTCAAACTGCTCGAGCGTGAGCGTGGTGTCTTCACACGATTTCCAATCCTCCATGTTGAAAAAGCCCGACTTCGCGCTAACCCATAGGTTGAGATGCTTCGTTTTGAACGTGTTTGCGAAGCGAGCCGAGCGTATTGCCCTGGCTTGCTGACTCTCCAGGTACTCCTGAAACACCGAGACGCCGTGGTTCGGGTTGGCCTTGGCCAGCATCTTCGGGTCTGTCCAATCGTCCCCTTCGTCCAGCGTCCATATCCAGCCGAACAACTCTTCGTCCGGCACGGTACCGGCCAGCATCTCGACGACCTGGCGGCGCTTGTCGTAGCACGGACCTTCAATGTCGGCGCCGGCGGTGGTGATGATGAACATCAACGGCTGACGCCGGGCACCCATGCCTGTGAGCATGGTGTCGTACTGGGCCGACGTTGGATGTTCGTGATATTCATCGACGA